CGCCACTCTGACGGGCATTATTTTACCCCAGCTGAGGCTTGGGATTATTTGTGCGAGAAATGTCTGTTTGGAGGCGATGATTGTCTTATGGGTGACATGACGGAAGCTATGTATACACGAGCTGCCCAGAAGGTCGGACATGTGGCAACAGCTGCAGTCCTACAACGAGGAGAACCAGGAGTCAATTTCCTGGCGAGGTATTTTGGCCCCAACGTGTGGCAAGGAGACCCGACGAATATGTGCGACATAGAACGGCAAGCGCGCAAGTTTCACACTTGCACACAGCCCATGCCTGACTATGAAGCACGTATGGCGAAGATGACTGAGAAGTGTCTGTCATTGGCCATGACTGATCTGTCTACCCCATTCTTGTTACAGATAGCTCGGGCTTGGTTGCATCGCCGCAAAGTTAAAATTCCGGACAGTATCCTTCCTTGTAGGGATGCTAGCTGGTGGGCCGTCAGTTTTGACGCAACCGACCAGTTCCCGAATGACTATGCGGATTGGATGCTCGAATACGTCCACACGGCTCTTCCAGAGCTCAGCATGGAGACCTTTAATGAATGGATCCAAAGCTTCGAGACGGAAGAAATCAGCTGTGAGGACTTTCTCAATGGCCCGACATTTTCCCCACACCACCCAAACGACCCGGCGAAAGCTGATGTTGTCGTTAACGGTGATATACTGCGCTCTGAAAGCGCCGTCGAAGAGTCCCCATCCTTGGAAAGAAAGGATGAGCCAGAGGAGGAGAAAGAATTTCACCATTGTGTCAAGTTAATGGATGGTACACCCGTTACTGACAAGGAGAATCCGCCACCACAAGAGTCCAAGGAGCCACATGTGCCCCTTGATAAACGTACTCTAGCCCCAAACACTAATAAGGCTAAGCCGAGAACCAGATCCAAGGCCAAGCCTAGTGTCGGTGCTGATCCTCCGGTTTCCAAATCAAACGCAGAATCATCGCGTGCTCCATCTTTGAATGTCAAGGATGGAGCCGAGGAAGCTGGAGTGAAGAAGCCCGATGCCGTAGTGTCAACTCCTAAACCCGATATGCCAGCGCGTGCTAAGTCGGGCAAGGGAGCACATCGGGGTAAACGTGGGCGGCGCAAGAAACGTGGACCACGCGGAGCTTCGGCTCCAAAATCCGACGCCTAACGGCGTCGTCCGGGTTCTTCGGAGGCTTGTGGTGGGCCTCCGTTGAATTTCCGAAGA